ATTTCACCCAGAAGCTATAAAACTACCATGTGATGAAAAATGTCTACTAGAAAAATATTCGTCAACTTCATATAAGTTGTTACTTCCATCTACAGCATTGCGGTCGTTAACTATCGTACCGCCGACCATCTTTGCTAATTCTATAAAATATTGATCAGAATCTACTAAATCTTTTGTAGTTAAAGTTAAGGTTATTCTATAGCGATCTGCTCCAGGTGCAGAAATATTTAAATTAGCACCAGAGTTATCGTATAGATTTTCATCATCTTCTACCTTAACGATCGATTCTGTAACTAACCATCCAATTGTGGCATTAGGTGTTCTGGTATACCTAGAAAGAACAATTGTTTGGGTATCTGAATAAACAAAGTGACCATTAACGAAGAATCTTCCAGCTGAAATTGTATATAAAGTTCCTAAACCAGTAGCGGGATTAGAGGAAGTATCTGTAGATTGAATAGTTAACGTTTTACCTACTAAACCAGCAGCCGAGCCATTATAGGTCAGTGTTCTCCCTGCTGTAGCTACAAGTTGTTCAGTAGTAGATTGACTATTACTGCTTGTGTATGTTACATATATAGTAGCTGGATCCGTGTCCGTAGCAGCAGCTGCAAATTCAATCTTTAATTCGAGGCCTTCTGATCCCGATTGTATCCATGGGGTATTTTTTAACTGAGCTACTGTTAAATCGCCAAGTCCTGTCAATTTAATAAAGGGGACAGAAGTTTCTGGTGCAGCGGATCCACCTGAAACTGCTGAGCCGGGATGATATTGATTACCACCAAACGACTCGATATCTTTATTGATCATAGTTTGCAGCTGATTTAATTCCCTTTGCTGCAAAGACCTACCAGAATTAAACAGGATTTTATAGTAGTTATCACTATCCCTGTAATCGTCAGCGTAATTGTTTCTAAACGTTTCTTTAATTACTTGGCTTACCATTGTCTATCCTTATATTTGGATGATCAGTTTAATATCTTCAGTTTGTGTCGGAGATCGATCTACTTTCGCTCTGTTCTCAATATATAGTATCTTTCCACTGAACGGATCTACAGCGCCTTCAACGTAAGCGTCAGAATCTGCGTCAGTAGCTACCAATTGTACCTGTGCAGTATTAGCGCCGTCGGATATAGTTTCAGCTTCTTGGAACTGTAAGAATCCTGTAGTTTCAGTTTGATGATACCAAACTTCGTCTGAATCAACTTTATCTACTACACCTTTTGCGTTTGACGTTTGTCCAGTTATGGTAGAACCTACTACAATATTTAATCCTGGCCCACCAGATCCGGCAAGTTGTAATCGGCGAAGTGCGTTACCTGAGATAGCAGTATATAAAGCATCTGAATCGGGTATCTCCGGATTACGTATAATACCTATTTGTCTAAATGCGCCACCTACTACAAATTCACCATCTTCTTCGCCATCTGGCTTTACGTTAAACATAATTGCAGTAGATCTTAAATCGTTTCTAGGATCTGCTCCAAATCCTCCGATTGGTGCTAATACTGGTCTAGCAGCTGCTTCAGTTGTTGGTGCTCCACCACCTGAGAATACCACTTCTGCAAAGTTATAATCATTACCTAGAAGAGGTACGCCATCAGTAGAATCATTAAATTCTATATTTGTTATAACACCACTTTGAATAGTTGCTGATGCTTGTGCATGTTTTCCATCGCCTCTGATTACAATAGATGGAGGATCAGCGGGATCATATCCAGCCCCGCCAGAAGTTATCGTAATGTTTGCCAGTCCTCCAGCAACGGCTGCGTTCTGAACACCCTTTTGTTCGATGTAAGAAGCTGCCGAGGTTATTGAACCACCGCCATCTGAATCTAACTTACCTACAAATTGAACTGGCATATAGTTCGCTGATAAAAATTTAGAAGCGTCTAATGTATTAATGTTATATAAAAACTTCCAAGTGTAACCATCAGAAGTTGTAAATGGGGTAGTTAGCACACCAGTTGGCTCAACAGTTGAAACCTGTGCCACGCCAGCAGAATTTCGGGCTTGTTTAATACAAATATAAACTGAGTTAGCTTCTGTGATCACGTAATAAGGATTAAGCGGATATCCAGAAATATTATCGTTATATTGAGAATATGTTGTACCAGATGACCAATTGTATCTTGGAACTACGAAAGAATAATCAGCAACTCTTTTCATCGATTGCATATTCAATCGGAAGTTTCTTTCTTCCCGCTCTGAATTGATCGGGGTAGGAGCTACATCAGAATCGTTCCACGTCTGAGATCTTCCAATCCCAATATAATATTTCGCACCGGCAGAGTCCGTGATATCATCGAAGAGATCTTGGATTACCTGTCTTTTAAGTTGATCTGTAATTATAGCAGCCATTTAATTTTTCCTTGTCATCATGGCATTGTAGCTTTTGTGCCTAGGACTATATTTGATCCTAGACCGCCATCTGAATCTAGCCCAATTAAGTACCAACCTTCATCACCGCCGCTAGTATAAACGGCCTGGATAGATTGATACGGTTGAATTCTAAATCTTCCATATGTGCCACCGCTAGATCCTAAGTAACTATTTCCACTTCCATCTGAATCAACGATAACAATTGCTGTTGCTCCACCAACGTTTGCAAAGGTGTGAATGTTTCCACCTCTATCTACACCTCTAGGAAGTACGTGTTTTTGTGTACCAGATGAAGCAGTAAAGAAACTGACATCATCACTGATATCAATTTGCGATCCGGTAGAAGAATGGTTAGTGCTATTATGTCGAGTAGCACCTAAGAATCTGATAGTACCGGATCCTTTACCAGCTAATCTTAGATCTACGTTTGTATCTGTGCCAGTGGTCTGCATAATGGGATCACTACCAGTTGCAGCACCTTCAAACTGGATATAGTTAACTGAGCTAGCACTAGGAGCAATGCGAATTACTGGGTTACCGGTCCCATCATGTATATCTGAATCTATTCGAACATCTGTACCGGATAATCTGGCATTAAATAATCTTTTATTTGTAAGAGTGTCGGTCGACGTTCTAGATACGATATGATCGTCTGTACTGATCAGGGGAAGTGTTAGGTTTACTTCTGCAGCAAGACTTGAATTCGGAATTAAATGATATTGAAAGCTTGTCCCACCTGTAGAATCAGCTATATCAGGATGTAGAAGAGTTGCATGAACTAATGTCTTATTTGTAAGAGTTTGAGTAGCACTATCAAGTATAAATTGTCCGGAGGAATTTGGTATAGTAATCTGAGCATCAGCAACAGGTTCGATAGCTGTTATAGTAGTTTCGAAAGCATCGTCAGCAATACCTTCGAATGTGATAGTATTATTACCTAATTGAACGTTACTGTAAGCAATGTTGCTATCACCACCAAGAATCTGGTAAATCTCTACAAAATTCTCGTTGATCTTACGACCAGTCGTTCTTAGCGTATCGCCAGTCCCATCATTTGCGGCTGAGCCGATATTAATATTTTGACGTGCCATGGTTTATCCTGTTTGGTAATATCTGTATTTATACAAGTTATGCTGAATCATAATAGAAGAATTCGTCTTGGTCCATAGTCTCTTGGATGTTAGACATCTTCATAGCTGTTTCTGTTACACCATCCGAATCTTCGTCGATTGTCGGTGAAGTTTCTTGGATAAGATCCTTGATCGATTGATAGTAAGCAGTCTGATATTCGATGGATCCGAATAGATCAGAATCGCCAGGGGTGTAACTGCTATCAGTGTAATCTCCAATTCTGTATTGGGTAAGATTTGTCCGCACTTTACCATCTCCTGTAGTAGAATGTGGAATAATACCAGATGTTTCAACAAGAGATGTAGCTGTCATAGTAGCAACCGATAGGAAGATCGGATCGACTGTAGGTGCTGGTACACTGATTGGCATATTATCAAAGCTAATATCAGCATTTACAGAAACAATCTGAACCTCAGATCCTACGTACATACCACCAGGATGTGCAAATAATTTGTAAAGTTCTAACCATTCAGATTGTGCAATATCGGTCTTAAGTAATATTCCCCAATATTGGAAAACCTTATCATTTAAGATGTACTTACCTGAAGCAGGGCCTATAGGCGTTCCCACATTGCTTTCACCAATGACTTGGGCAAAAGTAGTGTACTCTATTGCTCCACCTTCTATGCTAAAATCATTAATCTGTAATCCATCATATTGTGATTCGAACCACACTTCACCCGTAGCTGGCTTTACCCTAGTTTTCCAAAGGGTTCTTCCATCTTTAACGTAACTTCCTTGTGTGAGATAATATCTTGTTTCGTTTGGTGTTAGTGTTGTACTTAATCTCTGAGCCGGTGCAGCTGCAATAGAAATTGGAACGGTGAATTCATCACCTCCTAAAGTTACTGTTAAACTTCCTGAATAGGCATAATATCTTGTTCTGCCGACGGTACTTACTGTTTCAGTTAATGTTGCACCAGTTGTAATAGTAAATCTTTGAATGTGTGCAGTAGATTTACCGCTGATTTCAAAGACTAGATCTTTACCATATACGATATCCGGATCAGTTGCAAAGAAGGAACGAAAGAATCTTTCGATAGAATATTTCGTACCCTTTGTTCTATAGTAGTTGTTAGAAAGCTCAGCGCCTGTTCTATTATCTAAAATACCTTCGAGATAGTTTTGTCCTAAAAGTAATTCATCTTCAATATAAGTTAGGTTCTCTTTAGGTGTTTGTCCTATATCCCTAGTTAATGGTAAATCTTTTAACTTACGCCCAAATGCATGATCGTTATTAAGTCCATCTGAATCCATGAACTCAAAATAGTATTCAAATAATTTAATTAATGTAGGATAATCTTCCTGGAAATAAGCAGGCAGAGCCTCTCGGATCTGGTT